TTTGGCCTTTGCTGTTTAGCGCAGCCCTAACGCCTACATAGCGGGCTTCGTCTTGGCTTTGTTCTATAGCTAGTACGCCGCCTTTAGGCATTGGGTCAGCTGTTACCAGTTTGTCAAAAACGCCAGGCTGCAGCCAGCCGTTAGCGCTGGCCGTCCACAAATTTACGCTACTTCGTAAAAACGCGTTACGGTTCGGCTGTTCAGCTTCTGACGCGATTACGTCCAGCGTTAACGTGCTGCCTATAGCGGGGTTTGCTTTTATCCACGCTTCGGGCGTCATTGGGTCAATATCGCTACTAGGTGAATACTCAGCGAAATATAGCGACGTAACCTTTTTTTCGTCTATTGCCCGTAAACCCTGTTCACGCCATTTCTGCATTTCTTTACTGCTTTCGTCGCCAGCTGTCGAAGTCATAAACAGCAACGGACTTTTACGGGTACGCATAGTAGGCAACAGTCCTACGCTTACGCTGTCTGGCGAAACTGCCCAAAGTTCATCTATGCAAACTAAATCAGCTGTAAGACCGTGAAACGAAGTAGGGGTAGCAGCGCGAACTAGCCAGCGTGTGCCGTCTGGTAAATTGGCTTCGTTACGGCCTACGGCCCAAGTCAAAATAGCCCCGAATTCTTTTTCTAATATCGGCGCTACCTGGTTAAATAACTCGATAGCTAAATCTAATCTATGGGCCGTAGTAATAATCGTTTGCGGCCTACCGCGCAGCTTCGGCATAACAGTAGCCCAATAGCCAACTACCCCAGCCAGCAAAATACTTTTACCGTTTTGTCTAGCCACACTCACCAGGCCTTGCCTATGCAATAAATCGCCGTTAGCGTCGTGCGCTAACAAACCGCTAGCAACGTGATATTGCCAGCTCATTAACTCAACATTTAAAAAGTCTTTAGCCCAAACTTTTACGCCGTCCGCAAAATAACGGCCTTCACGATTACAAACAGTTTCTAAACGCGGCCTGTATATGTCTGCATAATTATGCACTACGTCAACTGGTTGCCTTCTGTCGTCATCTGGCCAGTTCGCGCCAGTTACGGCCAGTTCGGAAACCAAACCGCTATTTTCAGCCATTTTAGATAAGAAAATAGAAGCGTCGGGGGCAGGAAGGTTCGGTAAAAAAAACGGGTTTGCGTTTTCGTGTTGCATAGTTATGCAATCGTTTGCATATATGCGTTTTGGGTTTGCGTTTACTGTTGGTGCTGGTTCGTAAATGCTTTTGCGTTTAAGGTTTCCATATCGTGCGCCGCGTGAACTGTTACAAGGTTTGCAGGCAGCCACTAAATTATCAAGACCGTTAACGCCTGGCGTACCTGAAGGCCAACGGTCTACTTCTATTAAGTGGTCTGCTGTCGTAGCTTGTCGACTGTTGCACCAATGGCATAACGGTTTGTCTTTTAGTAGGCGTTGTCGGTTTGTTTTAAATTCTGTTTTGCTTCTAGCTTCGGCGTTTAAGCTGCGTTTGTTTTGCTGGGCTGGGTTATGGCTTCTGCGTTTTTTGCCTTGTGTCATATTCTCACGCGCTTCGCTTGTGCTGACGCGGCGCATTTGCGCCTTGTCCTAGTTTGTGTTGACTGACCAGGTAGACGGGCTGAAGTTTGTAGGTTTGTTTTATTTTCATATCGTCTTTATGTTGTGATTAAGCCTAGTGCTGTAAGCCCGCCCGCTGCTTAGCCTCGCGCAGCACCCATATCTTTAACCGTTAGCCAGGCCCTGTATCACTACAGCGCCTTCTACCCGCGTTACCGCGTATTACACCAACCGCGCCGCTACGCGCTTAGGCCTATTGTGAAACGTTATTTAGTTGTCTTTAAGTTCGGATAACTTTAGCGCGTCTATAACCTTCGAAATATCGCTTTTAGTCAAATCGCCAGTTGTATTTATTTCGCGTTTTAAAACGTTGCTGCAATACTCTTTAAGTTTGTCGCCGCTAATACCCTGACCGTTAGCTAAAGCCCGCATAAGCCCCAGCTGTTTAGTGCTTGGCGCGGCTTGGTGCTGTACTTCGGGGAAAGGTACTTCTACGTCGTGTAACGGTTTAACTGGCGCTAAATGTGTCTGTTGACGGCTTTGGGCTGCCTGAACTTCATCACGGCTAGCAATAGCGTTACTAATCGCAAAACCCATATAGCCAAGCGCACGACCCAAAGCGGACGTAAAACCTACCTCGTTCTCGCTGTTTTTTGTGTAAGGCGTACGGCCTGGATAAAGCTCGGCAGCTGTCGCTATCGCTGGTATCGGGTCGTTAGCGTCCCGCCAAACTGTAACCGTACAACGAATAAAACAGCTTTTATCTGGCATTTCAATAACTTCACGCGCTGTTTCTTGTATGCGTAAATCTGGATATTTTTCAAACGCCAGTCGTAGACGGGTAGCAACGTCGACGTAATTATCTAAGCTGAAGCCCATTACGCCGCCTTTTCTGTCTGGTGCTTAATAAGTTCGTCAGTAGCTGGCAACATATCTATAGGCCACAACTGATTTTGTGGCATAGCAAAACACGGATAACGCCAGCTTGTTTGGTAATTGTCTTTTCTTTCGTTACAGCGTTTAAGTGTTGAAAAACCGCGTAACGTCGCTTCTTGTGTTAGTTGGTCAATAGTTACCAAAATGTATCGGCCTGGTTTGTCGCCGTAGTGTTTGTCGTCTGGTGCGTGAGTAAGTAAGCAGCCGTTTTCGTGGTATGTGGCCCGCACTTCGTAACCTAAAACGTCGTTAGACCTAAAACTATATGGTCGATAAACATTTACGTAATCAAAATAGTTAGCTACAGCCTGTTCACCTAAAAGCCCGCAAAATTTTATAGCTTCAGATAGTAACGGGTTTGCGTCGTAAGTTGTTTTAGCTTTACGGTTTTCGACTTCTAACTGAATAAGGCCCGAAATTATTAAACAGTTTTTATAGTCGTCTTGCGTTAATTGAATAACTGGCTGGCCTAAATCGTTTAGTTTAGTTATCACGAAATACCAAATTTTCTAGGCGCTGTACTTCTGTTGCCTGGTGGTTTAAACGGTCTTGTAATTCGCGTTCGCGTAGTTCGCCTTCTTTTACTTTGGCGCGTAAATCTTTTATAACAGCTAACAAATATTGCAATTCGATTATGACGCTTTTTAGGTCTTGTACTAAGTCGCCGTCATCGAAAACGTATTCGCTGCACCAGTTTTGCAAATTACGAATATTTTTATTTGTAACAAAATCGGTAGTTTTTGGCATAAACATATCGCTAGGCCGCGCAGGGTTGACTAACGGGACTTTGTTATCTGTTATCTGGTTTATGACGTGCGCTAAAGCTTTCAGTTGTTCGCGGTCTGCGTCAAATGGTTCGTTTTGGTTTGGCATTTTCTCGTAGCCTTTCTCGTTTGGTTATAAAGTACCATAGCGCACCCGTGTACGCAGTTAGTAGCGACGCGATAATTAAATGTTTTATAAAGACCACGCCCGCCAGCCTTCGCTATAACGGTAAATAGCTAACGCTGCACGTAGGTTAGTTTCTAAGTCAAATAGTTCGGCGCAGTCTTTAAGTAGGCCGTGTGCTTGTAGATAGCCGTTAGGCCAATATTGGCTAGGTTTGCACCAAAAGTAATTTATTTGCATTACGCCAGCGCTACCGCCATTAGGGTCTTTAGGGTTAAAAGCGTTTGTTTGGCAGCGGCTTTCACGTATAGAAACAGCTACAACGGTAGACAATTCATTAACAGGCCAGCCAATATGTTTAGCCATATTAAAAACCTGCCCGCAAAGGGTCAGGGCTGGCGCTGTAGTCGACGTAGAAGGCACGGTAACAGGTTGGCTATACCCTTCGTAAACCGTGTCGTAACGTGGCTGTAAATCGTCTGGCGTAGGTGCTGGGGGTTTAGTCAGCATAAACGCAGAAACAAACGCAATAAGCGCCGATATAGCGCTTTTAGTTAATAGGGTCATTAGTTGCCTACTTTCTCGTTAGGGTTAAAACCAGCTTAACAAAACCCCTATACAGTTTTAGGCATATCCTTAAACACGTCATTAAACGCTTGTTTTACAAGGTTTTCATTGCTGGCCATAGCTAAACTCACTTCGACGTGAAACCAGTCCCCGCCAGACCACTTACCTTTTAGCCACGTACCCCTATCGCATTTCCAGCTACGGTTTTCGGCATAGTCGATAACTAACTCTATTTGCAGAGTGTCGGCGTTTTCTAAAAGTTTGTAGATAAACGGTAAAGCTATTTTGCGTCCGTCAGCTATGCCTTTGTCGGTCATTTTTCTATAACTTAAATCAGCTGCCAGGCCGCGCGCGTGGTTAGATAGCTGGCCTGGTTTGGTTCTAATATCGCGCACTACCCAGCTACCGTTATTCCAAAGCGAACCGCCAGACCGTTTAACTACCTGGCGTATAAATTCGTCCATACCCTGCAACGGGCCTTTAGCAACTGGCGCTTTAAAAGCTGTATAGGGCCTAGTCATTTTCGTCTAAATATTCGTTACGTTTACTTTTAATACCGTTTGAAGCAACCAGGCCCGATAATGTGCCAGTTAAAAAAACTACAATAGTCGACATTAAATCTATAAATGCTGCGTCGTTTGGGCTTTGTTCTATTGGTTGGCTTACAAAAAGTAGGCCGTAGACCATACCTATGACAATGACGCTAAAAACTAAACCTAACAATATGCCTACGGTAACGATTAGGCGCGCGTGTAATTCGTCTGGGCTGTATCGGTAGCGTTTCACGGCGTTATCCCGCAACGGTCTGGTACGTTGCAATTATCTAAAACCATATTTTTAACTTTCGACTTAACGGTCAATGTGTTGTCGCGTGTGGTTTCGCAAGCGGTCAACATCAGTACTAACGCAAACAACCTGTATCGCATTGCATTATTGCTCGTCGTCGTCGGTCTCTATTGGTTCAATATATGGCGGCGTAAAATCTTTTGTTGTTTCGTCATACGTATAGTTAATGCCAGCATAAGTTTTACCAGGCGTATTAAAAAAAGTTTCTACCCAAATACCTGGATATCTTTCGGGGTTTTGTGCCATAAATTCGGCTGTTACAACGTGTACATTTATTACAACATTATTTTCGTTTATTTGTGCGAAGTATTGTGCGACCATAATTAGACCTTGAACCTGATATAAACAATTCCTGAACCGCCTGCACCGCCTGCGTTTGTGTTACCGCCGCCACCGCCGCCGCTACCCGTGTTTGCTGCCGCTGTGCCGCCTACTGCATTTGTGCCACCTGCACCACCAACACTAGAACCACCGTTACCGCCGCTAGCTGTGCCCGCACCGCCGCCACCGCCACCGCCACCTTTGTAAAGTGCGCTACCACCAATAAACGCGCTTACGTCGTAACCTGCACCACCGTTACCACCTGTAGTTGAACCGCTGTTCTGTCCTGCTTCAGTTACGCCGCCGCCGCCACCACCGCCGCCGCTTGTTGCTGTTGCACCACCAAAACCGCTAACTGTTGGGTTTGTTGACAGTGCGCCTGTGCTTGCTGTTACTCCTGCACCGCAACCACCACCACCGCAAGCGTTTGGTTCTGGAATTACTGTCGCAAAAGTGCCGCCACGACCGCCACCGCCAACACCAAAACCGCGCGCCGCACTAGTCAAACTTGAACCCAGACCACTTGTAGCAGCCGCGCCGCCTGCACCAATGTCAATAGAACAATTTGCGTCTAAATAAAGTGTTGACTGAATAAAACCGCCTGCACCGCCGCCGCCACCGCCACGATTGCCTTCTGCTGTTGTTGCAGTATTTCCGCCGCCGCCGCCACCGAACATTAAAACATCGAATAAACCAGATTTAGTAACCGTTAATGTGCCGTCAGTTGTAAAACTTAAAAGAGTGTAATTTATGCCGCCAACAGTAATAGAACTAGACGAACCGCCAGTAGCCGTACCGTAACCAGTCCCCGCACCTAAATTAAAAAAAGTAAAAGTAGACGCCGACAAAGCAAGTAAATAGCCGCCCCCATATTGCGCCAAAGTTAAACTACCTGAAGTGTTTACAGTTACGCCAGCGCCAGCCGTTACAACAGTCGACCCCGCGCCTTTATTAGAAATCTGAATAACGTCGCCCGTTACAAAAACATTATTATTAACCGTAATAGTTGTGCTACCTGCATTGTTCATAATGACCCGCTTATAACGGTCATTGTTAACTAAAACGTAGTTTGCTGTTACGTCGTTTATAGGCAAATTTTGCCCGTCGTTTAATTGTGCTGCAGTTAATACAGCCCCAGAAACATAAGGATAAGGCGTAGCCATAGTTCGCAGTCTATCCTAAGACGTTTAACGCGTCTAGTATCCCGTAAATAGCGTCGTCTAAAATCAGTTCGTAAACAATAGTTGTAGGCGCAGTAAAATATAAAACCTTATGGCCTGAACTTAGGTCTAAAACGTGTTCAATACCTTCTACGCTTAATTCTTGCGCCAGTTCGGTAGTGCCTACCCCGCTGGTAAAAGTCTTTTCTATAGTTATTGTTTGGCCTATGTCGACTGTTGTTAGTGTGTCTTTTTGGGCTGTAGTCAACATATTAAACGACGTGCCAACAGACGTATAGCGGGCTTCTGGTTCGCCTTCTAACAAGTAGTCGGCCAGGTCAGCGGCTGCCGTGTTATTGTGTAAAAGGCTGTTAGTAATGCTTGTAGTTTGTATAAAATATTTAGCTTGGCTTGCTAAGTCCTCTGCTGTTTGCGGGCTGTTGCTACCTAAAATTTGTACTACAGCCCTATTTATTACCTGGTCAGCTTCAAACGTTATACCTAAAGCATTGTATTTAATGTTTGTGCCGTCGTCGTGAAAGTCAGCTACCGAAGCGCTAAGCGTGTTACCTATGCGCGGCTGAAACGTTAAAACGCCGTCGCGCGACATAAATAGGCGGCCCTGTTCAGCGTCGTTAATTTGGCTGCAATACGAAAGCGCGTTAGTCCCCTGCGCTACGGTAAACGCAGACGCACCGCCTAAAGTTTGTGTACCTGTCGAAATGTCCCTAGCCGCTGCTGGAAAATTGACTTCTGGTAAATCTAAAACGTTTTCTAAACGGACGCTAGATAATTCTTCGCTTACGTTGTATTCGTTTAAAAATGTTTGGCTTAATAAATAAAAATCGTCAGCGCAAAAAACCGTAACGGTATCTATACCGCCTAACGCAAAATTATAATTGTAATTTATAACGTAACCTTTAAAAAGATATTCGGCTGTGTTGGTGCTGTCGTAGCGCACTAATTCGACTTTACGCATAGGGGCTAAACCTGGTTGCGCTTCGGACGGGTCAAAATATGGGCTGTTTTGGTCAAACGGGTTGAATATGCCGCTGGTATCGCTAAGCGTAAAAGACATAGTGCCAGCGCCAAACTGGTCGCCAATATCTTCGCGGCCACGTTTTACGCGTACGTTTATGCAACCGTCTAAAACTGGTGCAAAGTTAGTAGTACCGTCTAAAACGTATTGCGTATTATCTAAAACGCCTGCCGTAGTGTCGTCAAGTGTGAAGCCGTCTTGAATAAAACCAGTGTCTATAAACAGTTCGTAATTACCCGAACCAACTACCGCTACGCCAGCCATTACGCGATTTGCAACTGCAACGGGCCGCTTAAACGGTTATAGGCCCGCAAAGCGTCGTTAATAGCTTCGCCTACTTCGCCTTTAGTAGCCAGTTGGCTATTTACGTTTATGGTTACGTTGCCTGAAGGCTGGCCTTTGTCTGTTGGTGCGCCTACGGGTATAACGCTAGGCATAGTCGGCGCTGTCATTGTCGGCGTTGTGCTAATCGCGTTGTTAAACCCGCTGCTAATGCCTTTAACGTCAGCAAGGTTTATACCTTTTTTACCTAGTCGGGCTTGCGCTATTGCCATAGCCGCTTCAACGCCTGCTAAGTATTGTTGGGCGTTAGATACGCCAGCAGCATAAAATTTACTTGCTGACAAGTTGCCGATAGCTTCGGCTATTGCGTTTGTTTCTTCTACAAGTTTGTTAGCGCGTAAAACGTTTTCACCAGACTTTAAAAGTTCTTTGGCGATAGCTGCGCCGCTATCTATGCCCGCGTCGATTACCTGCTGTAAAGCTTCCTGCGATAGGCCCGTAGCTAATAGCTGTTCTACAAGGTTTGCAAACTCTTTAGCTTTGTCGGCTTGTTTTTGTAGCGCACTAAAAAACGTTAAACCTGCGTCTTCGCCGCCTTCCTCAAAGGCTGCGCCAAAATCTAAAGCGCCTTTAATTACGTCGCTAACTGACTTGTAAAAATCATTAAACGCGTCTTGGGCTTTTTTAAGTCTGTCTTTGGCTGCGTCTAGCGCGTCGCCCATTTCTTTTTCTAAAGCTTTAGCGGCGTCTTTTACTGCCTGGCTTACTTTCTTTGCTGCGCCGCTTAAAGTTTTTTCGTCGTCGTCGTCGCCTGCCAGTTCGCTAGCAGTTTTTTTAGCTTTGTTACCAAAACTGTCTAACCGTTTTTCGGCGTCTAAAATTGTTTGGTTTTGGCTAAGTACTGCGCCTTGCAAAACGCTTACTTTGTAGGCGAAACTGTCGAAGCTTTTTTCTAGTGCGCCTATGTCTATAAAATCGTCAAAGACTTTAGACATAGTTTTTATAGCGTCTAACGGGTTGCCAGTTAGAAACTGGAATTGCGCTATAAGTACCTGAACTGATTTATAAACAACGTTCGCCATTTTTGCGGCGTTAACAGCAATAAATTTAAATGCCTTTACTAAACCTTCGCCAGCGCTACCAGTTTCGGCTACAGCTTGTTGAAGGCCTTTGCCTAAACCCTGTTCGCCAAATGCTGTTATAACCCTGTCGACTGCTGGTAGTACTTCGTCGTTTAAAAACTTTACTAACGTAGAAAAAACGGGTAACAGCAATTCGCCTATTTTGGTTTTTACGTTTTCAAATTGTGCGCTTAAAATACGTTGCTGGTTAGCTAGGCCGTCTGAAGTTCGCTCAAAGTCGCCTTGTGCGTCGCCTGTTTGTTCGTAGATTACTTTTTGTGCAGCTAAAATCTTTTGTTGGGCTGTTAATGCACCGCTACCGCTATATATGCCTAGTTCTAATGCAGCGGCTTTAAGTGTTGCGTCGTTAAGCAAAACGCCAAAACGCCTTAACGGTTCGGCTTCGCCGCGTAACGCAGCGCCAATAGCGTTAATGGCTTCGTCTGGCGTCGTGTTATTGAAACTGGCTAGGTCAGCAGACAACGTAATAAAATCTGTTGTAAACGTTGCTAACTGGTCGCCTGCTAAACCTGCAGCTTTACCAAACGTGCCAAACGTGCCAGCAGCCGCTAAAACTTGGTTTTGACTTTGCCCGATTTCACGCGCAGCAGTTTTAGCAAAATCGGTTACAGCTTTGCCAGCGTCGCCGAAAATTACTTTTATTTTGCTTGTGTTTTCTTGTAAATCGCTGGCCGCTTGAATAGCTGGCATTAGGCCTTTAGTGAATACAAGTACCGAACCAGCAGCCGCTATAAGGCCTGGCACTACCGAAGCTTTAAGTATGTCGCCTAATTTGCCAGCTGGCCCGCCAATACCTTTTAAGGCTTGCTGGGCTTTGTTTAAACCTGTGTCGTCAAACGTCGAAGTAATCGGTATGTTAATTGCCATAGCGAACCTTCAACTTTTTATTTAAAGTTTTGGCTACTTCGTCCACAATTTGTTTAACCGCAAATTGCACGGTTTCCCTATGTTGCTGTACTGCTGGGTCTATGGCGCGTGGCTGGCTACCAACTTCAACATTTAAATTATTAACGAAATTAGTGTTTTTGGTTTTAATGCCTGCGTGGTCATATATTGCGCCTGCCGCGTCCATTTGCTGGGCAACCATTAACTGATAGGGCCTAGCTTTAAAAGTTACGCTATGGCTTTCACGCGGGTTATTTTCTGCGTCAAATTTGTCTTTAAATTGAACCGTGCCGCCTTTGCTGGCCCGTCTACCTACCTTAATTTTTAGGCCAGCTTTAGCCGTTTTGTTAGTCCAATAAACCTCGCGGCCTTTAATAAGTTTGCCGCGCACCATACCCGATAAAGGCGGGACATCGCCTATTAGCTGGCGGGCTGTAGCGATAATTGGCGCACCAGCGCCTTTAATATCTTTAGTTACTTGCCGTCTGTAAACCTTGTCGTATTTGTTTAGCTCAGCCAAAGTTTCTTTTATGCCTTCGACTTGTAAAACTAGTTTTGGGTTAGACATAAGTTTTATTCTGTTTGTTCAAAATTTCTACGACGGTATACAAATCGTTTATACCAAACTCGATATGGCTAGGCCAGTAATGGCAAGTTACTAATACTTCAGCCATAAGGTAACTTACTGTGCCTGGTC